AAAACATCGAGGCTTGTGCGGTTCTGGATGGTTATCGCGTTGTTTACATTACTCCCGGGGACTTCCGCTACTTTGATTGTCCTGGCTACAACGAAGTCAAGATTGCCTATCCAAGGCAGATGGGCAAGAAGATTGAGGCGGCTGGTGCGGATTATTACCATATCGCCACAGAGGGTCCTGTTGGTCTGTCTGCTAGAAAATATCTTTCAAAACATCGTTTTAGGTACAATACTGCTTATCATACTAAGTTCCCTGAAGGACTTCGAGCCTTATTTGGTATCCCTGAAGCTCTTACTTGGCCTCTAGTACGCTGGTTCCACAAACACGCAGGCAAGGTATTGACCACTACAGATACTATGGTCAAGGAGTTACGGGCACACGGGTTTGATGGTGATGTTGTTCCTTGGACCCGTGGTGTTGATCGTGATATATTTTATCCTGGTCAACCCGACAACAATAAAAGGCTTACACTAGTGTGTGTTAGTCGAGTAAGTAAAGAAAAGAATTTAGAAAAGTTTTTTGAACTAGATTATCCCGGCGCACATAAGATCATGGTAGGTGATGGTCCTATGCTAGAAGAATACAAGACCAACTATCCCGATGTAGAATTTGTAGGAGCCAAGCGTGGTGTTGAATTAGGTGATTATTATAGACAAGCAGATGTGTTTGTATTTCCAAGCCGTTGGGAAACATTTGGTCTTGTAATGATTGAAGCCATGGCCTGCGGCACTCCCGTGGCAGCATATCCTTGTCAAGGACCGCTAGATGTCATAGACGAAGGCATCACTGGCTGTATGCGTGATGATTTGGCACAGGCTGTTACTGATGCGTTACTGCTAGATAGAACTAGGGTACAGGAAGGTAGTCAACGCTGGACTTGGGAACATGCTTGGGAAATATTCAAAACAAATTTAATTGACAAATCGGGTACAAGATAAGGTATCGCTGGAATCCGTAACCAGTTATTTTCCTTGATTTAAAAATCTGCCCATGTTAAAATATGTTTTTAGGGAGATTGTATGTTAGAATGTTTAATCATTGGCGATAGCATAGCAGTAGGAACAGCAATGGCTCGCCCTGAATGTGTGAGTTATTCAAAAGGTGGTTGGAATAGTTGGCAGTGGAATAAAGACTATTTGGCAAAAGCATCTAGCCAATCTGCCAAAACAGTTATTATCAGCCTAGGTGCCAATGACCACAAAGGTGTTAAGACAGAAGCAGAACTTCGTAAGATGCGTGAAGCAGTCAAAGGCGATCGTGTATTTTGGATTGATCCAGGACAGGATCGTAAACCCGTTCCACACGATGCTATTGTTCGCATTGCCAAAGAATACGGAGACATAATTATTCTACGTCCTAAGAATCATATGAGTGCTGATGGTGTTCATCCTACTGGCAAGGGTTATCGAGAGATTGCAGATCAGACTCGCTAATTTATGTAGGCGATTTTCATGATTTTCACTATGTTATTTAGAGGTAATTCACCGTATAATGTCCATAAGTACTAATGCAAGATCGGTACTTAATTTGTTAACAAAGGAGAATTACTATGTGGACAACACCATCAGCAACTGACATGCGTTTTGGATTCGAAATCACAATGTACGTGATGAATCGCTAATCAAAATGTAAGATCAAAAAACCCACTTCGGTGGGTTTTTTCTTGACTTTATATTTACAGATGCTATACTAACTTATCAGTATTAGATTTGGAGATTTATTTTGAGTATGCATTTGGAAGGTCCGTGGCTTAGTACCACTGGCAAGAAAAAAGGTAAAAAGAAATTCGCTTCGGCAGAACATGCCCGCAAAGCTAGAGAACAGGCCGAGGCTTGGCAAGATCTCTTAAAGAAGTACGAAGCCAAACCGTTGCCTAAATCAAAGCCTGGCAGTTTGAGTAGTTCATATACACTTTCAATTCCAGAAGGTCGCAACACCACAGCACATATCAAGAGTGTAGACACCGGTGGGAATGCCACACTCAAACCTGCCAAAGTTTATACAGGCACCAAAGTAAAAGGCATTGCTACTATGCACAAGAGTAACGCAGTACCGGTGTTTAGTGATGAAGAAGCAGTAGAAATTTCCAAAATGCGTCGATAATTACCGGTTTTAGTCTATGAATCCAAAATATCGACTATATATTAAACGTTTCGCAAAGAAACTAAGATAGTTGACATGACAGAGATACCATCAACATCATGTCCGCGAGTCTTGGCCAATTGGAAACCCGTGAGATTCGGGCGGTCAAGGCTCCAAAGGCACACTGATTATGAGACAGTGCGTCCAATGGAGACAACTACACGAACCCAGGGTTCACCATCTGAGCCCCGTGAAGTTTACTCCCTTAATGTAATGTTACAACTTATCGTAACACCAAATGAAAGGAGGACTTATGGAAAAGTCAATTAAAGTAGTATCCTATATACTAGGATTAATCGCAGTGGCGTGTCTAGTTACGACCATGACCACTGCTAAGTTTCAACAGCTGAAACAGCAGAATGGTGTCTACAGCAAAGACGTGGTGTCAATCCAAACACGTGAACGTCAGCTGGATTGTTTGGCCATCAACATTTATCGTGAAGCAGGACACGAGCCTTTTGAAGGTAAAGTAGCAGTGGCACAGGTAACTATGAACCGTGTGGCAACTGGTCAATTTGGTAAAGATGTCTGCGGAGTTGTTTACCAAAAGAACGTGGTCATGGAACGAGTCGTATGCCAATTCTCATGGGCCTGCGATTCTGTACATAAAAATCGACCAATCAACAAGGAAGCATACAACGAAAGCTACGAAGTTGCCAAAAAAGTTCTTTTGGAAGGATTTAGATTATCTATTCTCAAAGATGCTTTGTTTTATCATGCCGTCTATGTCAACCCGAGATGGCAGCTAGATAAAATAGGTCAAATTGGACAACACATTTTTTACAAACAGAAAGGAACCAAAATATGATGGACATTAATCAAGTCAAGATCTTTGTTCAAACCAAAATCTCTGTGATCTCAGCAGAAACATTTGGATGGCTCGCGGCTATTGTTCTACACTCTGCTACTGTGCCTAGCATGTTAGCAGTGATGGCAGGACTCACCGACAGACTTCCTGGAGTAGATCTAGTAATGCTAGTTTGGACAGGATTAACCTTGTTGTTTATCAAAGCCACGATCCAAAAAGATATGTTGAACATTGTCACTATCGGATTTGGATTTATAATCCAAGCTGTGCTAATGGCCCTGATATTCTTTAAGTAATTTGGTAAACACCGTAGTTGACTTTGGTTGGCTACGGTGCTATACTTATAACTGTAGCAATTCACACACACAGAAAGGCAGTTTATGAAAAAGGCAATTTTAGTAGGCATGTTGGCAGCGGCCATTACTGGCTGTTCATCAATGAAAGATATCCCAGATCGCAAAACTTACGCACAACCATCTTGGTATCAAGACTGTGCCCAAGAAGGTATCAAAGGTTGGTTCTGGTGGAGAGAAGATATGGTCTATGCTTGTGGTGCCGGTGAATCAGCATTCGCACAAGCGGCAGAGGAACAAATGGACGCAATCGCCATGAACAACTTTGCCAAACGCATCAACGGTACAGTGAATAGTGAAACTGTAATTGACATCAAGGACGATAAGAAAACTACCCGTACTTTGATTTCATACAAGGTCACAGACACTGCGATCCGTAAACACGTTAAAACAGAAAAAGGTCATTTCACAATGAATGGACGTCACTACACTTATGTACGTCTTGAAATGAAGAAATCTGTATTTGAGCAACTCATTAACGAAGCTCAATCTAAGCGAGCACAATAATGAACGGATATAAAGTCAAAAACTATCTTTGGCTTTTAATCATCCTGATGATAGTTGTATTATCATTGCTGTCGGGATGTTCTTCATCGCCAAAGGTCGCTGATAGTAATAATCAATACTGTCACACGTATCAAACTATTAATAAACAAAATGGTGATACCGTTAACAGTAATACTACTATTAAATGTAGTGATGACATGCTTGGCAAACTAGTTGATGTACGTGCTGGTCTTGCTAAGAACTGTAACTATGCTCAAATTAACATTCGGAGAGGCAATGAATATGTACCCCGTAAAGTGGTTCTTTGTAAAGACCATGATGGTGACACTCACGTTCTTTTCAGCACCGTCGTTCGCTGAGCCGCCAAAACTGTTGTATGATTTTTCTATAGATCAAGCACCAACAATTAGTTTTGGTTGGTTTAAATCATTCAGCAATGAACAGATGATGTACTATTCTGCGGCACAGCTTCATGCTGTTATCTATGCTGAAGTAGGAGAAAAAGTAAAATGGCAACACGGGGATGCTCACGGTGTTGTTCAAGTATTTGGTGTTGAACCCACTGGTATAGGTTACTGTAAGCACATACTTACTGTGGTATACGCATTTGGTAAAAAAGAATCCTTAAAACAAGCCGCATGTCACACTTATAGAAATAAAAGTTGGGCATGGCATAACTTAGAATAAATATTAGCTTATGATATTTGCTTCATTACTATTTCTAACAGGAATAACCCTATCCGCAGTAGCTATCTACTATAGCGTCATAGGGTTAACTTCTATTTTTGCTGCGGCGTTTTGGCCTGTTGTGGTAATGGGGACAACTTTGGAAATTTCCAAATTAGTCGCAGCCAGTTGGTTAAAAGCCTATTGGGAAGACATTCCGAGGTTTATGAAAATATACATGTCTATAGCGGTAGTGGTCTTGATGATCATTACAAGTATGGGCATCTTTGGTTTCTTATCAAAAGCACACAGTGATCAAAGTTTAGTATCGGGCGATGTTCAAAGCAAAATTGCCGTATATGATGAAAAGATTAAAACAGCCAAAGACAACATAGAAGCCAATCGCAAAGCTCTTAGACAGATGGATGAAGCTGTGGACCAAGTCATGGGTCGAAGCAGTGATGAAAAGGGTGCCGAAAAAGCAGTTCAAATCCGACGCAGCCAACAAAAAGAACGTAGTCGTCTTCAATCTGAAATCGCTGCTGAACAAAAGATCATTGCTCAGATCAATGAAGAACGAGCACCAATTGCCGCAGAAGTTCGCAAAGTTGAAGCTGAAGTTGGACCAATAAAATACATTGCTGCCTTGATCTATGGCGATAATCCAGATGCCAATCTATTAGAAAAAGCAGTGACATGGGTCATTTTGATTATCGTGTTTGTATTCGATCCCTTGGCAGTATTACTATTGTTAGGCAGTCAAATGACCTACCAATGGTCTCGAAATACCCAGATTAAATCCAAGGAAGATGAAGAAGTAGATGATTGGTTTGACAAGGTCAAAGAACGTGCTCGATTCTGGGATAAGAAAGAAGAGTCTGAGCCTGTCGTAGATGACAGCAACACCATCAAGTTTTGGCCTTTCCCAGTAAGGAATCCCGATCCGGATGCTGCCGTTCGAGCTGCTGAAAATATTGATAACTCTTCAAAATTAAAATTATCGGACATTGTTACTAAAGAAAAGAACTTTACATTCAAGCAATCGTCCCCTTCAATTGAAGAATCAGCATCTATTATCAACGATGACACTGCTTTAGAGCAGTGGAATAAAATGATAGAAGAAGCAGAACGTGCTGTCAAAGACGAACAGGATCTCGAGGATTCGCATTATATTGACAGTGCCGATCAATTAGAAAAAGAAGCAATGAAGCGTTGGAAGGAAGCCAATCCAGAAGACAGCCTAAAACGCCAACGTAAGATGTTTGACTACGGTTCTATTACCGAACTGCCGTGGATGGTCGAGCCTTATTATATCAATGACGAACCAACGTCTGAAGAAGTAGCACAAAGTTACAACGAAGTGGCAGCAACACGTGATGTAGATCAAAGAGTCAAACCCGATCTAACTGAAGTTATTGAACCAACACAAGGCCTCAAACTCAGCGATCTAAAAAAAAAGGATCTGACCTACCTAGAGAAGATTGGCCAGGATCAGATTCAAAAAACTTTGAAATAAGTTATCATCAAAACTCCGAACAGAGCGAATCTACTATTTGGAAAACTCTTAAAAATTACAAAAAAAGCGATCAACGATTTGATCTTATTAATACGTTGTATTCATGTCTTGCCAAAGATAATATCGATTCATACGAGTTTCCCGAAGTTGACGACGACGAATATACAAGAGTCGTTAGTCTAATAATTCAACTGCGATCTAGACTAATAAAACCAGAAGATCTAGATACCGCCGACATAGAAACTATTATAGAAATTTTGAATAAATTATGATAGGAAATAAATTAATTCTAGTAACACCCCCAGACGATATACCGTCAGACGGACTACGAATTTTATTAGTAGGCATACAACAAGATCGTACTAATCTTATTTCGTCTGCGTTAACACAGTTGCCATCGATACCAAATACCGTATTGTATATGTGGCATGCTGACAATGATATCAATTGGCTACTTGATAAAAAAAGAAAAAGCCATTTAATCATTTTTGATGTAGATAATCTACCCGGAGAAATTGTAGGTTATCTTGCTGCCCAAATCAACAGTTATTATTTTGGGCATATCCGAGAACTTGGCATAATTAACAATAATAGCATACTAGATGTAGGCCAATGCTATGAACTTTTGGAGAATACTATTACTACCTATGAAAAATCAGTACGATAATAAAATGTGTAAAGGGGCTACTGTATACCCTAAAGAAGGAGAGCCTATTGAACGTGCTCTCAGAAAATTTAAGAATAAGATCAGCGATTCTAAGCTTCTAGAAACATTAAGAGCCAAAGAATTCTACGAAAAACCAACTACAGTACGCAAACGTAAAAAGTCCGCGGCTAAATCTCGCTGGCGTAAAAAACTACAAGCTCAAGAACTACCCAAAAAAATGTATTGACCTGGCAACATATATCTGTTATAATAGTAGTATGTAAACAATGAAAGAATAATAATGAATACAGATGTAATGATTGACTTGGAAACACTTGATGTACTTCCAAGTGCTACTATTTTAACAATTGGTGCTGTTAAGTTTGATCCGTTTGGTGCTGAATTATCCGAGCCAGCTATGGAAAAATTCTATATTCGAATTGATGTTGATAGCTGTGACGCACTAGGTGCCACAGTCAGTCAAGCAACACTAGACTGGTGGGCAAGCCAAAGTAAAGAAGCACAAGAAGAAGCATTTGATCCCAATAATCGTATTCATATCACTGATGCGATGAATCAGTTGTACAAGTTCTGTTGGGGTGCTAAACGAGTATGGAGCCATGGTGCTGGATTTGATGTAATTATTCTAGAACAATATTTCCGCAAAATTGGCAAAGCAATTCCTTGGAGTTTTTGGGAAGTTCGCGACACCCGTACTATCTTTGATATTGGCATTAACCCAGAACGTCCACCTGTGCTAAAACATCATGCCCTTGAAGATGCGTGGAATCAAGCAGTAGGTGTTCAAAATGTGTATAAAAAATTAAGAACTGCTAGCGGCTATGACGGTAAAATGTTTCAGCCACTGGCCCATCAGAGATAAATAATTTTATAGAACGCCAATAGGGTTCTATAAAGGGCATGGTGCCCAAAGTTAAAATCTTGCTTATTTAAAAGGAGATAATATGAGCAAAGTAATCGGTATCGATTTAGGTACAACAAATTCATGTGTAGCCGTTATTGAAAACGGAAATTTTAAAGTAATTGAAAACTCAGAAGGTGCTCGTACTACACCTAGTATCGTAGCATATACAGCAGAAGAAGTATTAGTTGGTGCTTCAGCAAAACGCCAGGCTGTAACAAATCCCAAAAACACAATCTACGCAAGTAAGCGTCTAATTGGACGTAAGTTCAAAGAAGAAGCTGTACAAAAAGATATCAGCCTAATGCCATACGAAATTATGGAATCTAAGAACGGCGATGCTTGGGTTCGTGCTCAAGGCAAAGAACTAGCACCACCGCAGATTTCAGCAGAAGTTTTGCGTAAAATGAAAAAGACAGCAGAGGACTATCTAGGTCATGAAGTTACACAAGCAGTTATCACAGTTCCTGCGTACTTTAACGACAGCCAAAGACAAGCTACAAAAGATGCGGGACAGATCGCAGGCTTGGAAGTACTGCGTATTATTAACGAGCCTACTGCGGCAGCTCTTAGTTATGGCGTTGATAAGTCTGATAAAGCTGATCGCAAGATCGCTGTTTACGACCTTGGTGGCGGTACTTTCGACGTGTCGATCATTGAGATTGCGAATGTCGAAGGTGAAAAACAAATCGAAGTACTAAGCACTAACGGGGATACATTCCTTGGCGGTGAAGACTTTGACCAACGTATCATGGATTACATCGTTGATGAGTTTAAGAAAGACTCCGGTGTTGACCTAACAAAAGATATGCTTGCTCTACAGCGTTTGAAAGATGCCGCAGAAAAAGCAAAAATTGAACTTTCAAGTTCCGCACAAACGGAAGTTAACTTGCCTTATGTTACTGCTGACACATCAGGACCAAAGCATCTGGTTGTTAAGATTACGAAATCAAAACTAGAGAGCCTAGTTGATGAGTTGATTCAACGTAGTCTTGACCCTTGCCGAGTAGCAATGAAAGACGCTGGAGTTACACCAGCTGACATCGATGAAGTTATTCTCGTTGGCGGACAAACTCGCATGCCTAAGGTACAAGAAGAAGTTGAAAAACTGTTTGGCAAGGCTCCACGCAAGGACGTTAATCCGGACGAAGCAGTGGCAGTAGGTGCGGCAATTCAAGGTGCGGTGTTAAGCGGTGATCGCAAAGACGTGTTGCTATTAGACGTTACTCCGTTGAGTCTTGGTATTGAAACAATGGGCGGCATCATGACCAAGTTGGTTCAAAAGAATACAACCATTCCAACCAAAGCTAGTCAAATATTCTCAACAGCAGAAGATAATCAGCCAGCAGTTACTATCAAAGTAGCTCAGGGTGAGCGTGAGCTTGTACAATACAATAAACTTCTAGGTGAGTTTAATCTAGAAGGTATTGCTCCTGCTCGTCGAGGTATGCCACAAATTGAAGTTACCTTTGACATTGATGCCAACGGCATTATGAACATTTCAGCCAAAGACAAAGGCACAGGCAAGGAAAACAAAATCACTATCAAATCAGATAGTGGTCTAAGCAAAGAGCAAATTGAACAAATGGTCCGTGATGCTGAAGCCAACGCTGAATCAGATAAGAAAGCACGTGAGTTGATTGAAGCTAAAAACACAGCCGAATCAATGATCAACAGCATTGAAAATGAGTTGAAAGAAGTAACACTCAATGACAATGACAAAACTAAGATTGAAGAAGCTATCAAAGATCTTCAAACTGAATTGACCGGTACAGACAAAGATGCTATTATACAAAAAACTAGCGACCTAGCTGCTGCCGGCCAATCGATAGCACAAGCCAAACAGAACACAGCTCCCGAGCCTGTTCAGGATGACGGTGTTATTGACGCAGAGTTTAAGCAAACATCTTAAACTCAGAATAGGGTGCCCGGGTGGGGCCCTATAAAATTCTTGCTTAATAAAGGAGAAATTAAAATGACACAATTACAACGTTTTGACACTAACGCTCTTGCCAGAGCACTTGTAGGATTTGATCGCATGTTTGATGACATGGAGCATAGATTTGCGAATCAGATTAACAACAACTATCCTCCGCACAATATTATCAAAACCGGTGATAACGATTACCGCATTGAAGTTGCTGTGGCTGGGTTTTCTAAGAACGAAATCGCTGTAGAGTTAGAGGATAATCATCTTACAATAAGAGGTGAAATTCAAACTACATCATGGCCTTCTGAGGCGTACTTACACCGAGGTCTTGCTAGCCGAGATTTCACCAAAGTATTCCCCTTAGCAGAACATATCAAGGTAAAAGGTGCTCAGATTGAAAACGGTATTCTAGCAGTGATGTTAGAGCGTATCGTTCCAGAAGAGCTCAAACCTAGAGTAATCGAGGTTGTTGAGGTTAAGTAATAGTATAAACCTGGGGGAGGCAACTCCCCCATTATCGGAGCACTAAATGGCAACCACTGATATTCAAATTGAAAACAAAATTAAAATGGAACTACAACCTCCAAAACTATGGAAAGTTGTCTTTCTAAATGACGATCACACTCCTATGGAGTTCGTGATGGATCTATTGATCAAAATCTTTAGACATGACGAAGCTAGCTCTCGTGATATTACTTTAGAAATACACGAAACTGGCTCTGCTGTTGTTGGTGTGTACACATACGAAATTGCCGAAAACAAAGGTGTTGAAGCTAGTCGTATCGCACAAGAAAACGGATTTCCGTTACAGATTAGAGTTGAAGAAGAATAATTTTTTCCACCGCACACAGACCAATAAATATCTGCGTACATTATAGGGGTAATAGATGAGTCTTAAAGAACTTACAAAACAAAAACATCAAGATGCTGAACGCACAGAATTTGCTGGTTTACTGCTCAGCGGTAATATTTCAAAAGAATTGTATGCTCGGTATCTAGCACAAATGCTAGAAGTTTATAGCAAATTAGAATACCACTGTGCCAAAGCAGGATTGCTGTCAGACATGCCGGGATTGGGTCGTGCTATGAATATCTTTGAAGATATCAAAGAACTTGATGTACCTGTTGACAATTTAAAACTATTAGAATCTACTAGTCAATATTCAGAATATTTGTTTAATCTAGCAGAAGATGAATCAAAGCATAGATTGTTATTGGCACATCTCTATGTTCGACACATGGGCGATTTATACGGCGGTCAAATGATTGCTAAAAAAGTTCCTGGTAGTGGTAAATTTTATGAATTTAAAAATAGAACAGAGCTAATTGAAAAAATTAGATCTAAACTAGACGACAGTCTAGGGGAAGAAGCCAATGTGGCATTTGATCACGCTATCGCTATCATGAAGGAACTCAATGAGTCAAGTCTGGAACACACTGATTGAAATCCAAACTCTACTTGAGGAATCCTTTGAGAAAACAGGAGTCGAAGTCTTCGAGCCTGGGATGGATCGTTTTAATCAACCTGGTTGGGTTAATCGTGTATGGTCTAGCGATAAGTATCGCAGGGCCCACGTTGATGTCGTTGATGCTAGGCTGACCAAAGGCCTGTGGATGATGCACTGCTGTATCTTCCCGCATACACATAACCCTGCTCCAATTTACGGCTTTGATGTTATAGCTGGTAAGAATAAGATCACAGGCTGTTTCCATGATTACTCCAAAGCAGGCGATGCTGATCATCCTATGATGAAATGGTTCGCTGAAGAAGTTAGCAAATTAGAATGGCGTAGGGAACGTGCTTTACCTGAATGGGCTACTAACATATTCAGCAAGAGTATGGTAGCTGCCGGGAATGTACAAGATGAAGAAGAATTACAGCAGATTACAGATCTTGCTCGAACTACTATAGAACACTATCTAAGCACAGTAGCAGAAACTAACAATACTGTTCCTGATACAACGTGGGATCAAAATTACTACGCACAAAATCAGAAATGTAACCCGCACACACCGCGGGTTATGGTTAGCCTAGGTCTTAGTGAAGAAGATGTTAAGCACTTTATTCAAGACTGCTTATTTCCAGAATTAAACTAACTGTTCCCAACTAATAAATTGAGGATCAACTAGATTCTGAACACGGACTGTGGTGTTAGATGCGAACAGTCCGTTGGCAGATCTTAGATAGATCTGTACCTTGGCTGTTTCGTCACTGTCTGGTCGTCCCATCTCAGCATAGAAATACTGACCTACACCATCGGGCTCGCCTGGGGTCACTTTTCGTAATCTAAGTTCGCCTGCCTCGTCTGCTGAAGGTACATAGTACAGATGTTTTTCTGTAGAATAAAAGTAAGGCACATTAGCAAACTGTAAAATTTTCTTTAGTTGGTTACTCTGTTGTAGATGTGTGTTGATTATTGTGGTAAATCTAACAGCAAGATCTTTATATAATGGTTGAGCATAACCCTTCTTAGCTGCCCAGTTGGCCACAAACCAATCACCAAACACACGTTGCCATGGAGCATTCTTTTCAACGCTGGCCATGATGTTTTGTTCAGTTTTTTCCACCTGCTTGCCTTTGTAACCGATAATAAAAATATTCTTTTCTAGATTAAATTGAATGGTATATTTGCCAGGCTCTTTTTTATGATATGACAAGGGCTGACCTGATTTATCTGCTTTGGCAATAGCTATTAAATCTTTAAAGACCTGTGTCTTAAGATTGTCAAAATGTTGTTTAGAGTATTTTGAAAATACATCAACTCCGCGTTCTTGTTCAATGCCTAGGGATGCTGGTGTTAGATTTCCAAGCGTAATACCAGCATCTTTTACACTGATACCTGCTACACTAGAATTTACAAACTGAACATCAGCTGCGTTTTCAGATTGATTTTTGCCGCCAGCCCAACCAAATTGAGTCGGAAACGTTTCTATCTTGCCTTCCATTGCTTGGCGAAGTACAGCAGAACGTTTGACCCAATAGGCAAAACGTTGAGGTTCATAGTTAGGTGCTAACAACTTCTTTACGTCAGCATAAAACTGTTGAGGATTTTGAAGCGATTGTGCTCCGATGCTAGCTTCCGGATTTGAAGGGTCAAAATTAGCTGGATCAGCACCGCCTGTAACAAATCCGTAGATTAGCCCTACTTCGCTGTTATAGCGTTTCTTATCGCTTTTTCCGCCTTCTTCCAGTGTTTGATTAAATTCAAAAAATCTCATAGTACTGTATTTAACTAAAACATAATATAGGTGGTTAATTTTTTATTGTTCTAGATTAAATACTATTACCGTAACCGGGAGCGAAAACAATGAAAAAAGTATTAATGTCACTGGTCCTTGCGACAATGGCAGTATCGGCATCTGCTGCCGATCCTATTGTAACTGATTCAACTAGTAGAAGTACAACTTCTTCAGAATCAACAACAACAGTAAAATCTCCACCGCCAACAGCAGTGGCACCAGCTATCACAATCATTAACAGTGACGTTTGTGCTGTTGCCGTTTCAGGAGCAACTCAAACTCAAATTCTTGGCATATCATTTGGTGCTACAATGACTGATAAGAATTGCGAAAGACTTAAATTAGCTCGTTCAACATTCGACATGGGTATGAAAGTAGCTGCGGTTGCTATCATGTGTCAAGACGAACGTGTGTTTACAGCGATGATGAATGCCGGAACACCATGTCCTGTAGATGGTAAGATTGGTGAACAGGCTAAAGCTATCTGGGAAGCGAATCCGGACCGAGTTCCGCAGAAAGTTAAGAGCAAGGACTAACTCATGAAGTTGGTTGCTGTTTTTGCTGCGTTTTTTATAACGAGTGTTGTATCTTACTCAGTTAACGCACAACCTGTGGCTGGAATAATTGAGCAGCAAATCACTAACAATTTAATCACAAATCCTAACTTCAATGGGACTACTGGTTGGACTACTACCGGTGGAGTTGGTGGTAATGGACCAACACACCCTGCTACACCAGCGAATGGCAATGGATACACTTTCACTTACTCACAAGGTACTATTGCTCAAACTTATGCTATCAATCAAGCATTGGCAAATGTAGGTGCTGGTGTTCAGATTGCTGGTTTTGATTATGGGTTTAAGTATCGATTCGGTTGCGCCAACAGCATTGGTGGTTATTGTGAAAACCCAGCTGGTCTACAAGATACCTTAAACGCAACAAGTACTATTACCAGCAATACTGGAGCGACTCTTTATACAAGATACTATGCTCTTGGAGCAAATGCTACGGCTCCTTATTCTGCTACATTCTCTAGCGTAGATACTCAACAAAGATTCAGTGCTGCTCTACCTGTAGAAAACCTTGGCGACTTTAGAATTTCATTTACTGGTATGGACGCAGGGTTTTGGGGTGGTAACTATGGACCAACCATTAAAGACATATACTCCAAAGCAGTATATACAGTTGATCCTTGTGCAGCAAATCCAGCATATTCACCATCGTGTCCAGGATATAACACAGTGGTAACCAGTACAAATTTATTAACTGGAATGACTGGAACACAAGCGTATGCTATCAATCAAGCATTGGCAAATGCTGGTGCTGGTGCGATGATACATGGATTTAATTATGGATATGACTACAGCGTAGCTGGAAGACAATGTGCTATATGGGATCTATTTGGTTTTTGCTTGTCGGGATGGAACTATTCAGATGCTGGAGTTGCTACTGTTATTACAAATAGTAATAGTGCTACTATCTACAGTGAATCTAATACTCACAATGGTGGTGATAATGGAACTTCTGGATCATACAGTAAACAATTTAGATTTGGAACTTCCAGACAAATAACTACACTTGGTGGATTTGCTATGTCGCCTTGGACTAGTGGAAACGCCAGCATAACAAATATGTATAGCAATGCGGTATATACAGCAGATCCTTGTTTAGCAGATCCTCTATATTCACCATCATGTCCAGGTTATGCTGCTGCGTACCAAATACAACAATGTACTGCTAATGTGTTCTTTGATTCTTCATGCCCGGGTTATGCTGAGGCAGTTTTCACAAGACAATGTACAGCTAGTCCGCTATCAAACCCGTCATGTCCAGGTTACGCATCTGCCTACTTAACATATCAGTGTTCTGTTAGTCCTCTTTATAGTACTACGTGCCCAGGGTATGCTGAAGCATATCTAAATGACCAATGTATTAAAGACTCTCTTTACAGTAATCAGTGTGAAGGGTATGCTACTGCTTATGCTATTAAGTATCTAGTTCCAATGGATTCAACTACTTCGAGTGCTGTTAATGGAGCACTATCAGATACAGCTGCAACCAAAGCCAATGATCCAGCAAATACAAAAGTAGCGGTTAATACTGTCACAACATCAATTAACACAGATGGTTCAGTTTCAACCGGAGTGTCGACCACTGGTGATACTAACGTAGATAAAGCAATAACTGCCAAGGCATCAACAACTAATACAGCACCAGCTGCTGTTCAGCTAGCACCTCCACCTCCACCACCACAACAACAGATGGCTCAGAACGAACCAAGGGGCGGTGGTGATAGAAAATCAGAAGGTGGTGATAGAAAATCAGACAGTGGTGATAGAAAATCAGACAGTGGTGAGAAAAAAGAAGCCGGTGAAAGAAAATTAGATGGCGGCGACAAACCAGCAGGCGGATCACAGCAAGCACAAGGTGGTAATTCTAGCGGTGACAAACCAGCAGCACCGACTGTTCGCCAAGAACTACAGGCAAGAAGAGAAGCTGCAGCAAAAGCAGAAGCAGTAGAAAAAGGCAAAAATCTAGCTAATGAAATGGGCAAGGCCGCCGACATGGAGGCACAAAAGGCTGTACAAAATGTAGTAATACAAGCAATGGGATTTACTCCTGGTTTTGATACGTACAATAAAACAATGATACCGGATGTACCAGGATACAAACCATTTGAAGTATACAAAGGACAACGTAACATAGATAATCAGTCAGGTCGTAGATTTATGACAGGTTCTGATAAGTTACATTTGGAAATGATTGAAAGTCAATACAACTTCGGAAGGAACTAATAACATGTCTAAAAATATTGATGATAAAATAAATGAGTTAGAAGCCGCTAAAGAAAAATATCTCAGCGACAACACTGTGATCAGCATCGGTGGTTATAGTTTTACTCCTGCTAAGTTAATGATAGCAGGCGCTATAGTCAGCTCAGTATTAGGTGGCCTATACGGTGCCTTTGAAGTCTACAAAGACTACATGGAGATGAAAGAAAAGATTGCCAAGTACGTGAGTCCAGATCTTTCAGAAATTTATAAAAAGATGGAAGTGTTAGATGCTAACACGGGTAAGATGGTTGAGTATACTGGTGAAATTAAAAATGACCTAAAAGGTGATATTCGCCGTATTGAAGGTGTTGTAGAAAATCTAGAGCGTAGTAACAAAGCCAGCAACAGAGACACCGAATCATCAGTTAAAGATCTTAAGAAAGAAGTAGACGGTACATTGAAAGATGTTCGCCGCTACAGTGATCAAACGATTAAAGAAGTAAATCAGGAAATGACTCGTAATCAGAAAGAAACACAGCAAGAGATTAGAGCGTTAAGAAGTGAAGTGGATAACAAAATTAAAAAAGCATTAGATAATCCACTGTCTAATTAAGGAGAGAGAAGTGAGCGAAAAAGACCTAAACAAAGCAGTAGACAGCTTGGAAGAAGCTAAAGAAAAATACCTAAGTGCAAATACAGTTATTAGCATAGGCGGTTATGCGTTTACCCCTGCTAAACTAATGATTGCTGCCGGTATTGTTTCATCTGTACTTGGGGGGCTATATGGTGCCTTTGAAGTATACAAAGGTTATCAAGATATGAAAGAAAAAATTGCCAAGTATGTAGCACCCGATCTTTCAGAGTTTGATAAACGATTAACAGTAGTTGAAGAAGCTGCTGCTAAAACCAACGACTATACTCGTGATATTAAAAACGATATCAAAACTGATTTACGTAGAGTTGAAAAAGTAGTCGAAGATGTCGAACGTTCGAACAAACAGTTGGCTAGAGAAGTTGATCAAGATATTCGCGTATTACGCAAAGAGATTGACAACAAGATTCAAAAGGCGTTAGACAACCCGTTAGCAAACAAATAATAGTAGCATATTATCTGTTTCATTAAAGCCCGACATTTTTCGGGCTTTTTTGTTAAATACAGATGTAGTATTTTTTGATCTGAAAGGAGCGAGCGATGGAAGACAGAAAATTAATAAAATGGCTATTCGTGCTATTGTTACTGCCACTATGCCTAGCATATTTCAGTGGTGATAGATATAGATACCCGTGCCAAGACCCAGAAAATTGGGATAAGCAGATATGTAAGTTGCCAACTTGTGATGTAACTCGCACATGCCCCCAGCATATCTTTAAAGGTCAACGTGACCCTAGATTAGGACCACCAAAAGATGAACCAACTCAAACAATTACTCAACCAACTACGCCGTCTTTGGCAGCATGCCAAGCAGCGCCTACACAAGGAGCAAACTGTGGAAAATAATAACATACCAGCACTATACACCGAAGAGCAGTTAATGGCTCGACTAAAATTCTTTATCGGCATTTGTCTATCATTGACATTGTTCGGTATTGTGTTTGTTGTGCTTTACTCACTAATTTTTGTAACACAACCATTAAACGCCATCAGTCCAATTGATCAAAAGTTCTTTGAATTGATCATTCCTATTGCTACATTCTTAACAGGTACACTCAGCGGTATTATGCTAGCGGGCAATGACAAGGATCTAAGAGCCAAAGCTCTTGACGCAGCTAACAAAGCACCTACAGTATCACCAGCACCAACAACACCTAGTTCATCAGCAGGTGGATTTAGTGCTAGTGCTAATATTGGTGGTGCTAGTTTTGGTTTTAAATCAGCAGCACCGGCCCCGGGAGCATTTGGAGCAGCGCCAAGTTTTGGAGCAGCACCAGCAGTAGCAGCACCAACATTTGTATCAGCAACAGGCAAGCCAGGACCAATACAGCCCGACGAACCAGAGCTGTAAAATAAAAAGCCCGCTTAGACGGGCTTTTTTATTATCTATTATTCATTCGAAACATCGACAGCATATTTTTTTTCTTTATTTGAGCACTGCGTTGTTGAACCTTTAGCAAATCTAGTTCCTTTTCAACAAAAGCAGGATCGTTGATAGATTCGCTCGTCAATATACCAAGTTCAAATCCTGTTGTTAGATCTAATTCTTGATCTGTGGTAAACGCATTATATGTTTTTTCCAACATAATCTCATGATTTCTCAAACACATATGATTGTATCTAGGATCAATGCCCTGTATTAATTTGTTGTAAACATCGTCAGCATGGCCGCCCGGCACTTCGGGAGTTGCTATATTTTCTGTTAGACTGCCTTTTGAATATTTGATATTTGTAAATTCTTTGTAGCCAGGAACAAGTTGATCAAAACCAAATATCACCAACGGGTTTCTTAATTTTTTATTTTGAACAACAGCCGATAACCAACCCAAACGCTGTAATGCCGCAGCACTATCCAACTGCTGAGTTTGAACGTAGCGTTCCCACAGTTCGGCTGTCTTGGCTATGTTTTCATCGATGTGAGCAGCATCTTGTAGAAACTCAACTTTTCCTAGGGTAGGGTCGTTGATAGCCCACCAGCGTCTTGATGGGTGTGTGGCTACGATTAGCAAGTAGTCATCTGGGGTTATTTGATCCATTTGAACTAGTAGCATATACCAAGCATACTCTTGAGCCGACCCAATCATACTCCAGTTTGTAAATCCTTTGCACTGAAGTTTTTGGGCAAGACGGTACCACCAAGTTTTTTCTTGGTCTCTTCCTTGTTTTTCAGCAGAGGAAAAACTATCCCCAACAATGTATAATTTAGACATACTAGTAATTATCATAGGTTAAATACAGTATGAACATTTTATGGCAACTGCGATGATCAAAGGCACTATAGCTATATTTGTACACCATCCGTTATGTGCCGTTGATTCAACCAACGGCATTATAGAAGCACTGTCACCCCACTATCGATTTAAAATATTCACCAAACACGAAGTAGAAGATACTTTCTTCGACGATGTAGATATTGTGTGTTTCCCTGGCGGGCTAGGTGATAGTGATGATTTTGATACAGTAATGATTAAACATGCCGATATCATACGTAATTTTGTTAAAAACGGTGGTATATATTTAGGTATTTGTCTCGGTGCTTATTGGGCCGATGAATATTACTTTGACATCCTTGAAAAAGATACACGGGCTGTACAATATATCACACGCCCTAACGCTGATACGAAACGACCTCACGCAAAAGGTATGCCAGTTAATTGGCAAGGGCAATTGGAAAACATGTATTTCTATGACGGCTGTGCTATCACTGGCAATAATATGAATGTTGTGGCCACTTATAGCAACGGCGATGCTATGGCGGTTATACAAGGGAAAATTGGCTTAATTGGCTGTCATCCTGAGAGTACACGAGTTTGGTACGATTATCATTCTTGGATGCCTAAACACTGGCACCATGGTAGACATCACAAACTTCTACTAGATTTTGTTAACCAACTGATCGAAGTTTAGCAAGGCCAACTAATTCAAATAGTTTAAACCACATCCAGCCTAGGTCAAACTCAAACCAACGACGGCTTAGTTTAGGATTAGCAGGATCTAGGTGATGATTATTGTGTAGTTCTTCACCACCAATTAAGATACCCCACGGGCTTACGTTGCGTGAATGGTCTTTGGTTTCACCATTACGATACCCCCACCAATGTCCTACACCGTTGATGAAACCAGCGGCCCAGAACGGAATCCATATCATTTGTACACCCCACACTACGAATCCCCAAGGCCCAAATAACAATAGGTCTATGACCAGCATTAAGAGAATGCCCAGGTGGCTATGGGGTGTATAAAGTTTACGTTCAATCCAATCTTTGGGAGTACCCATTCCATATTTCATGATCATGTCAGCGTCTTTGCCGGCACGATTATAAAACTTGACTCCGCCAAAAACCATTGACCAAATTCCGAATATGTGCGGACTATGTGGATCACCTTCCACGTCTGTGTTTTGGTGATGCTTGCGATGTATAGCCACCCACTGTTTGGTAGTCATTCCTGTAGTCAGCCATAACCAAAAACGCATGAAATGGCTTAGGATTGGGTGAAATTCTAGTCCTCTGTGTGCTTGGCTTCTATGTAGGTATAGTGTAACACACACTATGGTGATGTGCGTCATCACTAACGTTGCTATGATTGTATTCATCAAATATTTATCTGAATTCTTCTACTTGACAGAATAATAAACAGAGTATATAATAACAGTATGAAAATACAAATTGTTTCCGATCTACACCTAGAATTCTCAGACATCAACATTCAAAATACCAATAATGCTGATGTGTTGATTCTCGGCGGCGACATCATGGTTGCTTCAAAGGTGCTGAAGCCCGAAAGCGAATACGGTATCCGTTTTCGTGATTTCTTGAAGCGTGTGAGCTTTCAGTTTCCTCATGTGATCTACGTCATGGGCAATCACGAGTTCTACAGCGATGGCCGTTGGTTTGACAGCATTGAAATCATGCGAGCTGCCTGCGGTGTTCACGAAAACATCTACATGTTAGAGCGTGATACCAAAGTCATCGATGACGTTGTGTTTGTAGGTGGCACACTTTGGACAGACATGAACAAGTTTGATCCATTAACACTTCACGCTGTTCGAGACATGATGATGGACTATCGTGCCATCAGCAATGACAAAGCAGGGTACCGCAAACTTAAACCTGCAGATACCTGCGAACGACACAAATTGACCTTGGACTATATCAAACACGTAGTTGATGAGAACAAGGACAAGCGGTGTGTGGTTGTGGGGCATCACAGTCCTAGTTTTCAAAGCATTGCTGAGCAATATCGATCAGAACATATTATGAACGGTGCTTATCATAGCAGCCTGGAAGAAGTTATTCTTGATCGTCCTCAGATTCGACTGTGGACACACGGTCACACTCATCATCCCTTTGATTATGTCATTGGTGAGACTCGTGTTGTATGTAATCCTCGTGGCTACCATCAGGAACACGGATTTAGTGAAGATACTGGATGGGATCCAGAGAAAGTAGTCGAAGTATGAATATAACAGTTTATAGTCGGAATCGATTGTACAAAACATTCACTAAATGGGATGTACCCCGTGATTTTGCTGATCCTATGGCTAATTATTTGGTCTATGGCTACGAACCTGGCGGATTCTTTACTTCAGTTTTGGCCAATGACTTTCACGGTGCTATTGCCCGCAGTCATCCTGCCAACACCATAGAAGCACTGAAACAGCTAGGCGGATGGATTCTTGACAGCATGCCACGTGAGGCACACGGCAGCTACGATGTTGTAGCAGATTGGGTCAGTTACAGTCCTACAGAACGCAGATCGATCCTAGAAAGATATGATTTAATTTTTCCAGAGCAAGAAGAAATAATGATGACTCTTCGCAACGAATCTACGACCGAACCAGTATTGTATTAATATGAAAACACTATTCTATAAAAAAGTTGGTCGCAAGTATGAACCTGTAGCCGAGTACGACAACGACTGGATGGATTCTTTTCCTAAAGGATCTCATCTTGTAACATGTCAGCCAGGAGTAACTTCACGAAGATTTAACATTGATCCTGCGTTTGCTCCAATGATTGCTGCGGGCATTTACGGCGAAGATGCTGTATCGAAGGCCATTATGAAAGCCACAGAGATGCGTCCATCATCAGTCAAGTGGACTGATAAAGAGCTATCGGCTTTTCAAGATTTTCTAAAAGTGCTAGGGGACGATCAGCGATTTATGGTTTCATACAGTTCGGCTCGTGATGCTGCCGAAGCGGGTGTAAAAGCCATGCAACAAGAAGCAGATAAATTTTTAAAACACGAAAGTGTTCGTAAGTCCTATGAACACTTTCTATTGATGTGTCGACTAGTAAAGGAGCAAGAGCGTGATTAAAGATGTTATGACTTTCATCCAGTGGCAGTGGAACAAGTTTGAGTTTTGGCAGAAATGTTTTATTTTCAGCAGTTCCTTTTTTGGAGCAGCAGTGGTAAGTGAACCGCCTTATGTATTCTACTTTATGCTGGTGCCGATCGTTGTAGTATTTGGTTTTATGACCAAGTGGTTTGTAATTGATCCGATAAAAACATCATGGAATAAATTTCAAACAGAAAAAACTCAGTTGTTTACTACAATTAAAGAAAGTGAAAAATAATGGGATCAATTCTTGAAGACTTTTTTATGTCTGCTACATCAGAACCAGTATCGTCAAATTCTGGTAAAGCTGTAGACATTGTAGAGTTTCCCACTGTTCACAAAGATGACAGCGAACCTCTGACTCTTATTTGGCCCGATATTGAAAGCGGTCCTTGGATTGCTGGAGGTGCTTGCCTACGGTGGTATCAAGGTCAGCCTGTAGGAGACAGCGATATTGATGTGTTCTGTGCCAACGCAAAACAGGCTGCTGATGTTATTGAAAATATCAAAAGTTACGGACGCTACTCTGTTAAATTTGAAAGTGAAAATGCTGTGACTCTGAGTTATCACAGCAAAGACGATTGGACGAAAAGTTGGACCATCCAAATCATCACTCGTAGATACTTTGGTAGTTTAGAAGAAGTTATCAGCAACTTTGATATTTCAGTGTGTGAAGTAGGCACTGCTGGCAATCAATGGCAACTAGGACAGTTTACTGGTCGTGATATCCGTGAACGAAATCTTAGATTTAAAATGCCCCTACAGCCAGACGCTATGAAACGTTTGACCAAATATTGGGCCTACGGATATCGTCCAGTTGAAGGCACTATTGCTGCTATTCAAAATAATCCCAATGCCAAATGGCAATTTGGAGCAGAAACAGAGGACTATCAAAATGCGTTCTGAACATAGTTGGAGTTTGTTAGATCCTAAACCTGTAATGTTATATCTAGACACAGTAGATGAATATATTGTCTATTGGAATGGTATTGTTATGCCCCATACCATTGCCCTGTGTCTGGCCATGGAACATTTTGGTGTTTGGGCTACTCCCGAAATGAAAACATCTATGGAAAATACCTATCAAAGAATTTACTATGCCGGCGGTTTTAATACACGAGCATGGGATCTTAAAGTGGCTAGTAGTCCGGTATATCCCTATCTAAAAAGGATCATGACTGATCACCTTAAAAAAGTCATCGAAGGTCGCGAAGCAAAAGACGTGTTAGGTTGGTTTGATTATTCACGAGCAAGAAAGGAATGTATATGAACATGGATCAAGCTGCTGTTTGGTTGGCAGGATGTATTTTAATCTCCCTAGGAGTCGTTGTTTTGGTCGTGGCCGCGATTGTGATCAATCAAATCTTACACAAATATTGGAAACCGGTGCGTATTTTTACACCAGAAAGCTGGAACATTAATCCTCCAATTAGATATGCCACACCCGAAGAAATGGAAAAACTTACTACCAAGCTGGATGAAAAAGATGTCCAAAAAAAATGAAATTAGTGTGACTGTTTTTGACACAAACAATTAATGGTGTTATAATACACATACAATTAAACTTTTAGGAATCCTATGACCTTGTTAATGTTAGTTCTCGGAGTTGCTAGTATTTTCTCTTCTGGAGTACTGGCACACATGTACGGTACTAAAAACCGTCGTGAAGACTTTTATGTAAGCATTATAGGATTTTGTTCTGGTGTGTTTATTCTTATTTCAATGATTGGAACCGTGATATGATTACTCTTAAAGAATTTATGGAAATCTGCGATTACAAGATCACAGAAGGCAGCGAATATTGCTGGCAATGTTTTGGCCCAGACGCTTATCGTTTGGATTCATGGAATCAAGATCATGAAGGCCACAGTGTTAGTATTATATTCGATACTCAAACACAAGAAGTGTATGAAGTCAGTGCCTACGACTATCGAAACAATCGTGCCTATCGATTGATCAATCCTGACTACAAGGATGCTCATGATAATGAAGCCGATGGTCGGGAAGTTGATATTAATCAAGCCTGGGACGATGTTGACTATGTTGATCTAGATGTGGACGACGACTTCATCCAAAAGGCCCTTGCCATTGTTAATGAAGAAGACTACGACACTCGAGTCAGTTTTCCTGTAAATTTCACAGACGAAGAACTGCTAACCTACATGAAGATAGCACACGAGCGTGACATTACTTTTAACCAATTGGTTGAGGACGCACTTAGAGCAGCTATCGAAGAACACAAGATGCGTGACGAGTATGATTTCTCTGATGCTGAACATGGACCCGTAGAAGAATCTATAAAAAAGATTAAAAAGAAAAAGAAAGATAAAAATGACCGAAGCACAAAAGTTTTTAAATGATCTAAAAACTGGTGTTCGCTATGTTGTGATTAATACCTGTTATGGTGGCTTCGGGCTAAGTGAACAAGCTATCAGCGAGTATATGAAATTGTCGGGCATCGCTGAACGAGATTTTCATGATCGTGATATTCCTCGCGATGATCCCTACCTAATAAAAATTATTAAAGAATTGGGTGCGGCTGCTAACGGTACTCACGCCAATTTAAAAATTGTTGAAATACCAGGTGACGTATTATGGCATATTGGGGAATATGACGGCAACGAATGGGTAGCCGAAGATCACCGTAGCTGGTCATGAAAACTGTAGTACATCACTGGAGATTCAATGATGGAGTAACTCCCATTAATCCAGGAAATCCGTTCGGTGAAACTGTTGTGCCACGCAGTTGGTCATGTTGGGTCTATCCTGAAGACAATCAAGAGTTTGAAATTTGGATGACTCGTATGTGCCCTACAGCAGATTTTACTCCTCGATTTAACAGTGGCGATCCTATGTGGACTGTTAACATCACAGACGATAAAGAAGCAACTGTGTTTCAATTGAGGTGGATGTGAAATGAAAATAGCCAGCGTTCAAGAAGTTTTGGCAACAAGGGCCAGAGCCATATTTCCCCATAGGATCAACTTTCAAACTATTAGGTATGAAACCTTACCCGAAATGAAACAGTGGTGCGAAACTAATTGTAAAGGCATTTGGCGTAACGAACAAGTACACGCAATTTATTTTCAATTCAGTGACGACTATGATGCCACAATGTTTATGCTACGTTGGGGCGGAGCAGAAGGTAATCAATTAAAATAATGAATCTAGAAGAAGAAATCCTCAACAACGCAGGCAATGAAATGGCTCGCGAAATTGATCGCGAAGTTCTTTGGAGTATGCTAGTCGGCATCGGTTGGACTAGAGTAGTTGTATCAGCAGAAATCGCCATGGTTAACGCCACACTGATTAAAGAATGGCTTGAAAGCAACTGTGCTAATCCTTATGAAAAGCATCGAAGTGATTTTATTTTTAAAGATGAGAAAGATGCTGTTAACTTTATCTTAAGGTGGAAATGACCAAAGACGAGTCATTTCCATTTCCTAACGATTGGACACAGGTATTTGTACCCTGGGAACGAATGTTAGAGCAGAGACCCAACTGTTTAGAAATAAAAAATTGGGTAGAAAATGAATATATCGGACTCGGTAGGTATCAACTACGGGGTCCAGATTGGAATCCAACAGCAGGATTTTTATTTTATTTTGAAAACGAACAAGATGCTACAACGTTTATTTTGAAATGGCTATAACAAAAACCAAAGGATATCAATTTGAACCTGCTCAAGGTTATCTAGGTCGCGGATCTAGAAAAGATACATATAGGTATATGATAATCAACGATCGAGTAGAGGAAGTGCGAGAAATAGTAGTACACGAGTTTACCATGGGTGATGTTGAGGATCCAGATCTATATGCTGCAGAACCACTTTGGAAATGGCAACAAAGTGAAGAAGGTCAATGGATCATGACTCACGCAGTGGAAACTCCTAGCTGGCATAGAATTCCAGATCAACTGCAATATGGATACCAGTTTCAGATACGTGCCAAACTAACGGGGCCAGCATTAACAGAATGGTTATTAAGGCGCAGTGACAAATGAGTAGTACTCCATACGAAGCAAGAACCAGCACAATGTTTAAAGCAATAAAGGCCGAGCATGATCTCAGAGCTAACGACCGACTAATGGAATTATTAGATTCCTATCACTGTGTTCTTATTACAAACGATATCGAATATTCAGAAAAACTCACATGGTGTTTGGAGCATTGCCAAAGTAAGTTCAGAGATCTTAGTGATCATAATGGCAGGGTTTGGTATTTCCAAAATGAACATGATGCTTCTATGTTTGCCATGCGATGGTCCTAAAAGCAGTTTACCTCACTAATAATTGACGTAATCGTCAAGTTGTGTTACAATAGTATATCATCAACGAAACATTAATTAGTTTGGATAGCTATATGAACGAACGAATTAAAGAACTTAAACAACAGGCTGGCATCCAAGATAATCCAGACCAGGAAGGATTGGATCAGTTTGCCGAGTTGATTGTGGCGGAATGTTTAGGCATTGTAGACGATGCTGAACGAGGTGGTAGTAATGAAATATGGGACAATGCCGTGAAGTTTATTAGACGAGATTTACAAGAACATTTCGGAGTTGAACAATGATTGAAATCTTTATACCAGTGTTGTGGATCTGCATCAACACTCACTGCGAGTTTATGCAGAGTGATGGGTTTTATTTCACACAAGAAATCAAATGCGTAGAGTCTTTGGATACGCAAAAAGAACGCATGAGAGAATTAGTCAAGCAAGCTGGACAAGGCACCATTACTGTGTTAGAAGGTATCTGTGCTGATGCCAAGATTAAAACTCGTATTGAAAAGCAAGTATTAGGAGTTGAAGGATGAAAATGACAATATTTAAACGAGGCATAGAAGCACTACGCCAGCCAGATCGTAACCCCAGATGTTATGAATTAACCGAAGCTGAGCGACTGGCTAAATTACGTGAATGGAATAATCGTAATGTATGGAACGAGCCCGAACTGGCTGATAAAGACAACGAAACTTATTACGGAGCATGATATGAAAATTGGATTTAGCCTAGGACGTTGCGTCCGTGATATTGTTAAAGGATCAGTAGACATCAACGATGTGGCATTTATCATTGCTGCCACTTCTATTCATGATGAACCGCAGTTGGCCAATGTGATCGAACAATACATGTATCGAGATGATGATTATCTTTACGGTCTCGACGAGAGCAAGTGTCAAGCAGTGGCTCTAGAACTGTGGAAGACAAATAAAGTATTACAGCCTCGTAGACAAGGACTTCACCGTCATCGTCAACCAGAAAACTCAGTTTGGGTAGACATGTTTCCTACAGAGATGTCAGAAAACGAGTCAGTCAAACGAGCTTGGGATGCCTACAGATTTATGCTACATATGACAGAGAATGTAGATACAGACGCTATGGAAACATTTAAGTAAGGAGATTGCAATGATTAAAGTTGGTAGTCGCTGGGAAGGTATAGACACACAATTTCGTGTGTTAGCGGTAGTTGAAGCAGAGGATGGACATACTTGGGTTCACTATCGTGAAGATCGAGGAATCAAAGTACCTGTGCTAGAGTGCCGAGAATACAGTTGTTACGAAGAAAGTTTTCTAACACGATTTAGACCGTTACCAGAATGATTACCCTTAATTTTAATATCCGCAATCCTTGGGGTAATAAATGGAAAAATTATCGCTGTTTTAGCGGGTCTACTCCGTTTGAACACAAGTTTTGGGAGCTACAGTTTTATCGCAGCAACGATCTCCTAGACGTTATGTTTCAAATAACTGCTAGACAAAGTCATTCTGGATTTAGGCTAATTGTCGGATTTTTCGGATTTAATGCTGAATTTCAGTTCTACGATAGTAGGCATTGGGATTACGAAAACAGCAAATGGGAAACAAATAAACAGACGCTATAATGATTATTTAGGATAAGTAAGAGTAAACTAATATGGAGCATCGTGTGAAAAAACTAGAAGACTTTAACGCCTCAGATCGGATTGATCTTAAACTGCTAGAAAATCACACGCATTTTATTAATGGCGAAATCAATGAGGATTCTGTAGGTGCTGCTGTCAAATGGCTAATCTACGAAAACATTGATATCTCCAAAGAAAAAGTTCTTACCCTTTACATCAATTCCACAGGCGGCGATCTGTATCAAGCATTCGGGCTCATTGACGTAATGCGATCTAGTCAGCACATAGTACGCTGTGTGGGGATCGGCGCTGTAATGTCAGCGGCATTTTTAATATTTTCGTCCGGTGATCGCGGGTATCGGTTGGCTGCTCAGAATACCAGCTTTATGTGTCATCAATTTACTGAGTCAATGGACAACAAGTATCACGACCTTAAAGCAACTATGAAAGAAAACGATAACTGTAATGAGCGAATGGTAGCTATTCTTAAAGATGCCACAGGACTAGCACCCAGCGTGATAAAGAAAAAACTATTGCCGCCATCAGATGTATACTTAACTACTCAAGAAGTTTTAGACCTAGGCATTGCCGATCATATTTTAGAATGAGATACTCATGAACATAGTAACATTTGAGCCCAAGACCAAAGCCGCACAACGAAAAGAAGAACTGTTGGAAATTCTTGATTTTATTAGGAAAGAAGTTGAAGAAGGAAAGATCAAAGAGCTAGTAGCATGTTCTCTTGATGATGACGGACTCACGCAGATTCATGTGTCGACGTTGGACCTGCCGGGCGGCATTGGTCTGTTCGAGATGGGCAAGCAAATACTCTATCAGTCGCAGACTCAGATGTAGTAAAAATGCCACATATCAGCATGAAGAAATGTTGACAGATAAATAAACAGACAATACAATAAGTACATGGTTAGGAACGCAGAAAAACTTTTTCTCCAAAAATGAAAATAGTGGTTGACGGCGAGACTAAATAAATGTACAATTAACACATACACTAGAAATAGTGTGTTAACAAAGGATAAACGAAAGCAAATGAAAACGATATCATTACATAGAAACTGTAAATCGATAGCCCAGGTGGGAGGCTTTATGCCCTCTAGTTGGCTCGCGATTAATAGCCTATCATATGATCGTTTACCAACAGAGATTACTAGGGTCCGGAGGACTGTCGTGTAACATAAAAGTACACACAAACTTCAAGGACCCTAGGATTAAAACCCTGGGGTTTTTTGTTTTTAGCAAAGGAAAAATGGAAAAGATAGATTACGAAAAATTAAATGAACGAATCGTTGAACAGGCTTATGAAGCCGCTCTTAGTAATACTCTTACTAAAGAACAGCTTCAAAAACTTATTCAAGATAAGTTTGAACGTGCTAGGATATACCAGGAGTCGATGCGTAAAAGTCCGACTTACAGCATAAACTAGTACAAAGTGTGTAAGGGAAACGAGGTCCCAGTCTGCACTCTAAACATGG